TGGTGTAGTTGGGCCTTTATAGATTCTATTGTCCACGTGTGTGTCCTCGTTATAGATTGATTGATAGGTGGATGCCTATCCCTATAAGGGACGGATACCCAGCTATCTATCAAGCTTCACAAACGGCTCTTCGCTTCTCAAGGAAATTGTCTAACTCCGCGAGTGATTGATCGCTAAGCCTTTCAAGTTCAACTTGTGTGAAGGTAGGAACATTGAGTCTACACAGAACCTCAGTCCTTCCGGACGTTACCGTTGTCGCGCAGCCGCTCAATACGAGCATCCCTACTAAGATCAGTGTCAACCGCATCTTCCGCCTCCTTCGCTTTTTTGTAATCCTTCAAGTCTTTGACTTGTAGGTCCTTCTTCATATCTCGACGACCCACTTGAAATACTAGCAGTATCGAAGCCATGGCAGCCAAGGCACCAGCCACAAGGCGTCCCAGTTTGGATCCAACAAATGTAATTAGCCACATCACTTGCTCTTTACTATCTGTTTAGCGTAAGCATCTAATCCAAATGCGACAGTAACGAACGCGAAGATTGGAGTGATGAAAAGTTCAACCATCTGTACGTCGCCCCAGAAGGCTAACCCACCGAGAAACACAAGCATCATTAATGCAAGTTCACGTTTGAATGTTTTAGTGTTAACGCTCATGACAAGCCTCCTTTAATGATCCAACCAACAAACGCTACAACAAAACCACCTCCAATGATGAACAGCAGTTTATTGAGGTTGTTGTTGAGGTTATCCTGAGAAGCCTTGATGTGTGTGATATCGCTACGCATCTCTACAATGTTTTTCTCTAGCAGGTGATGCCCTTCAATATACTTGGTTTGAACAGACCTGATCTCAACGAGGCTAGCTGCTAAGTCTTCGATCTCTTTCTTGATGTACTGCAGTTCTGGTGTACTCATGGTGGACCTTATCTCCATTGTATTATTATTATTATTTGACAAACTGAGCACGCTCTGCCTCCCGTCGCCGGATTAAACCATTGACGACACGCCCGCCTGCTTTGTTCCACCGTTGGAACTCAAGTGAAGCTCCATAGATATCCCCAGCGTTCAACTTACGCAGGATCGTAGATTTACTAAAAGCTGTACCGCCTACGTTGTAGATGAGCGAAGCTACAGCATCATACTGGTTTTGTGTTAGAGGCACTTTAACGTACTTATTGATGACGACTTCGACCCATGCAAGATCCTGGCGTAGTAGCTCTTCGGCTCCACGCTGAGTAATCTTCATACCAGGCTTGACGGTCTTAGTGTGTCCATACCCAATTGTCCAAACCCCTACGATATCTTTGTAGGCGATTAGCTCACATCCTTCGAACTCCTTAATCAGAGATACGTCGGATACGCTAGAGACGCGACTGGACATAGGTGGGGTGATCTTCTCTACTGGTTTCGCAGTAGTAGCAGTGAAGCTCTTAAGAATGCTCCCTATGAGCAGTTTGATAACGTTGATGGCATTTTCCAATATAATAGTTCTCCTATTGAGGATCCATAATTAAGTTAAATCCTCATTATGTGGTATTAAGAGCGAAGCCTTCTTAACGCCCTCGTTTACTGTTGTTAGAGAACTATTTGTAGAAGCATCTATAACAGTAGTTCCGCCTGTGTTGTTTGTTAAGCTTGTATCTCCGGAGATATAGAAAGAACCAGTAGTACAACTTGCATCAATCTCAAGGCGTCCACCTTGGAGGTTTAACTCCTGGGCTTCAACACTGGTAGCGTTAGAAATAATAATGTGTCCTGTACACTTCCTCAGAGAGAAAGCTTTACCATTAGCATTTACAGTGACCTGCAAGTCATTCGGTGTAATGAAGCTACAGTTCTCAAAAAGTGTTCCTGCTCCTGTAGTTTTCTGTGTTATACCTGCGGCTGTGTTGATAATGGAATCTACAACACGACCTTCACACTCAGTAAAGGCACCAAGACCGTTTGCACCAAGGATACAGTTTACAATACGTGATAGACCACCGAGTTGTCCCGCAAGAATGAGCTTCTCAAAACCTGATGAAACAGTATTTACACCAGCCTGAAGCAGAAGAACATTACCAGAACCAGAACCACCAATAACAGTAATACCTGAGAGGTCATCTGTTGCCAAAGCCATAAAGAAACCTGATAAGAAAATCTTAGTAAGGCCTTCACGTCGAGCAATAGCGATGGCAGTTGCCATATTGTTGATAGGGTGTGCAGGTGTACCATGAGGGTAGGTTACGGTGCTATCAATAGCGCCTTGTTGGAGGTAGACACCACCGTCAGTAAAGGTAGTTCTGTTGATGTTCTGGCTGTCAAGGACTTCCACGTTAACCACAGCAGTCCCAGAAGAGTTATCAACCACCTTACCAATACCTCGTACTGTATACGTTCCAGCGGTAATAGTGCTGTCAAAAACAATTTGGCCAGAAAGGATATCGATAGATACGTTATCATCACCAACGGCATTGTTGATTAGTTTCATACCACCAGTGTAGTTACGAATAATGAGGTTTGTACCACCACCAGAAAGGTCAATAGTGGCAGTCTGTTCTGCCTGTCCACCAGGAACACCTGAGTAACAGTTGATAAAGCTTGCAAGCTCTCCGTTAAGAACAATATCCCCGATACCAATTTCACAGTTCTCCACGTTACCATCTACGTAGTCGATCCCCTCAATACGACAGTGAGTAAGGTTGTTGTTACCGTCTAGAAAACCTGAAACAGTAGCATTCCTGAAAACACAGTTAGTAATACTAGCTTCATCTGTCAGACCAATGTATGTCTTCGTTGAAGACTGTCCAATAAACTCAAAGTTGTCAATAATGTCCGTAGTTTCAAACGTAAAGTTACCCTTGATTTTGATTACATCAAAGCCTCGGAGTTGAGAAATAAACTTAGCGTCTGTAAGGTTGTTTACAGGGAACTGTGCGGTTCCTAGCGGGTACGCTTGTCCTGACTTTCCGTTAACAATATCAATCGTAACAGCGTTCTGGAATGAGGAATACTCAATCTCAGATGTCTGAACCAGACCAGCAGAGTTAGAAGAACGAACAGATACTTGGTTAACGTTAACTTTATCGGCTAGGTTAGTATTGGCTCCTGAGAGGTTTACAGCATACTGACCATCTTCAAAGGTTACTGTGTAGCCATTAATAAGTTCTACAACCCGAGCAAGAGTAACACCACCAACCCCAATAGGGGCAACGTGGTTGTGGGTTGTGGGTTGGGTCATACCAAGCGTACTGTCTTCGATGTCTTTTAGTTCTAGTCGGAAAGAGTTGAGGTCAAGTTCCCTGATTTCTGTAGGTACAGATTGGAGCAGGATCATGTCTGACCGTGGGATGGAGATAACTTGCGTACCCCAATCAATAGAAATAGGCATAAATGAGCTCCTTTATGTCGTAGAACTTCCGTTCATGTTTCTGACAATAGCGAGGGCGGCGTGAGCATTAGACTCAGCTTGTTGTAGCCGCCCCGTTAGCATTTGAACGTGTTGTTCCATCGCTACGATCTTTTTGTATAACGCCTCACGGGCCTCCCGCTCAGCATAAACAGCGGCAAGAAGCTTGTCAACGTTCTGTGCTGTGATTTCTCTTTGTAGTTCTGTTGTCATGGTTTACTCATCTGGGATAAGCTGAACAGTCGTACTAAAGCCTGACAGCGAGTTAATTGTACCAACAACATCCCCTGTCTTGTAAAGGTCTCCGGGGGTTGTTGAAAGACGAACACGACCTGTGATCGGTTGGTTAGCGGCTAAAGTTCTTGAGTCAGTGATCTCACCGTTAGCATCAGTAGCCCCAGAGATAATCGTGTCGCCCGCTGTCAGAGGTCCACCAGCAGCAGCTTGGATGAGGACACGAGCGCCGACTAGGTTAGCCTTAGTAGTGGCATCCACGACCTTGATAAGTGTAGTTACAGGGTCGATGACAAAGACAACTGTTGCACCGTCTGTACGGTAAGAGAAGGCAGTATCAGTAGAACAACCAACAAGGTTAATTGTAACTGTCCCTGTAGTACGCTTAATGTG